TTTAGATTTATTCATTGGAACTGTCAAGCAATACCGAAAGGAGTATTAAATGTCGTTTAAAAAAAATAAATATACAGTATTAAAAAAAATTATAAGTAGAGAGCTAGCAGATTTTTGCTATGCTTATTTTTTAAATAAAAGAAATGTAGCAAGGTTTTTATTTGATCAAAAATACATTTCACCTTTTACAGACTATTGGGGAATATGGACTGACGAACAAGTTCCTAATACTTACTCGCATTATGGTGATCTTGTAATGGAAACTTTATTACAAAAAGTAAAACCTATTATGGAAAAAAATACAGGATTAAAATTATCTGAAACTTATTCCTATGCAAGAATATATAAAAATGGCGATGTATTAGCTAGGCACAAAGATAGATATTCTTGTGAAATATCTACTACATTAAATTTAGGTGGTGATCCATGGCCTATATATTTAGATCCAACAGGTAAAGAAAAACAAGCTGGAATTAAAGTAGATCTAGACCCAGGAGATATGCTCATATATTCTGGATGTGATCTTGAACATTGGAGAGAAGAATTTACAGGCAAGGATTGTGGACAAGTATTTTTACATTATAATAAAGCTGGATCAAAAATGGCTAAAGAAAATAAATTTGACAAACGTCCGTTTATAGGACTTCCTGCTAATTATAAAGGGTTTACATTACCTAAAAAATAATATAGGATATAAGCTTGTAGGGGGAGACACCACCACAACACCCTCCCCTTACTTTAGCGTTTGAAATCCCTTAAAATCTGATATAACCTAGAAACAATAGGTTTTTTATATGCTACAAAAGTTAGGTTTTTTACCCGGATTTAATAAACAAGTTACATCTACTGGTGCTGAGTCTCAATGGACAGGTGGTCAAAATGTACGTTTTAGGTATGGTACACCTGAAAAAATAGGTGGATGGTCTCAATTAGGTGAGTCTAAACTAACTGGTGTTGCAAGAGGTTTACATCACTTTGTTAATTCTGCATCTACAAAATTTGCAGCTATAGGAACTAATAGAATTTTATACGCTTATTCAGGAGGCGTTTTTTATGATATACACCCTTTGACTAATCCATCGGGAACAGCAATCACCAATGCTTTTACTACAACTAATAATTCAAAAATTGTTACTATTACTTTTTCTGGTTCGCATGGTTTTGTAGCTGGAGACATAATATTATTTGGAGACGCTTCTACTTTTTCAGCTATTACAAATTCTAATTTTGGTGCTGCAGATTTTGCTGATAAAAAATTTATGGTTACATCTGCGCCTACTGCAACCACAATTACTATTACAATGCCTAGTGTTGAAACAGGATCAGGTGCTACAACATCTGGCGGTATAACTTATTTTCAATATTATCATGTTGGACCAGCTGAGCAGCTAGGAGCTTTTGGTTGGGGTATATCATTATGGGGTGGATCTGTTTTAGGTGTAGCCACAACAACTTTAAATGGAGCTATTACAGGTACAAGTGGTGGTAATAATAGTTCGGCAACAGAAATAACTTTAACTAGTGTTACAGGTTTTCCAACAACCGGTACAAATTTTGTTCAAATAGGCACTGAAGAAATATCTTATACTGGTATTACCGGAAATAAATTAACAGGTATTGGTAGAGGAGCCAGAGGAACTACAGCTACAACTCACTCTAATGGTGCAACTGTAACTAACACATCTAGTTGGACTGGTTGGGGATCACCAGCAGCTAACACAGATAAAGTTACTGACCCTGGTTTATGGGCTTTAGATAATTTAGGTAGTAAACTTATAGCATTAATAGTAGGTGGATCTGCATTTCAATGGGACGCTGATGCTGCTAATGCCACATCAACAAGAGCTACAATTATAACTGGTGCACCAACGGCGTCTAGGGACATGTTAGTATCTACACCGGATAGACACTTAGTATTTTTTGGAACAGAACAAACTATTGGAGATACAACAACTCAAGACGATATGTTTATTAGATTTTCTTCACAGGAAGATATAAACGATTATACACCTACGGCAACCAATAGTGCTGGTACACAAAGACTGGCCGACGGATCACGGATCATTGGAGCTAAACTTGGTAGAAATGCAATTTATGTTTGGACAGATACTGCCTTATTTACCATGCGTTTTGTGGGTGGTGACTTTGTTTTTGCTTTTGAACAAGTAGGAACTAACTGTGGATTAATAGGAATGAATGCAGCTGTAGAAGTTGACGGTGCTGCGTATTGGATGTCAGATAATGGTTTCTTTAGATATACTGGTAAACTAGAATCTATGGATTGTTTAGTTGAAGACTATGTTTATGATGATTTAAACACAACATCTAATCAATTAATTTATGCAGGAATTAACAACTTATTTGGAGAAGTAATTTGGTACTATGCTACATCTACATCTAACGTAAATAACCGAGCTGTTTTTTATAGTTATTTAGATTCCACATCTAAACGTCCAATATGGTTTACAAACGATAGTAATCTTTTTGCAAGAAGTACATGGGAAGATTCTGCTGTTTTTGGATTACCACATGCTACAAAATATAATGCAGATGATGATGATTCATTTGATGTTACAGGAAATACAGATGGCTCAACAATATATTTTGAACATGAAACAGGTGTTAATCAATTACAAGCAGGAGCTGTTACAACAGCTATACCAGCGGATATTACTTCTGGAGATTATGATATTACTCAAAAAGTTGTTAGAGGTGCCGCAACTAATTTAGGCGACCTTAGAGGTGATGGTGAAAATATTATGAGAGTTAGTCGAATTATACCTGACTTTATTGCACAACAAGGTAATACAATTGTACAATTAGATTTAAGAAATTATCCTAACAATACGGCAGCTAGTTCATCATTAGGTCCATTTACAATAACTTCTTCTACAACAAAAGTAGATACACGTGCAAGAGCAAGAGCTGTGGCTCTCACAATAAAAAATACTGCCGTAGATACTAGTTGGAAGCTAGGAACATTTAGGTTAGATATACATGCTGGAGGTAGAAGATAATGATGGATGTAGTAATGGCCATAGCAATGCCATTAGCAAAACAATATGGTATAAACAAAGCCATAGAAATGGCTTATGAACAATTAGGAATAACTCCTCAAAAAACTGATCCACTTGATATTTATACAGGTGGTGGGATATTTGCAGGTTTAAATAATCCAGCTAATTTAGGAAACATGTTTAAAAGAGGAGCTGTAAATTTAGGAATAAGATCTTTAGGTTCGTCAGTTTTAGGACCTTTAGCGTTAATGGGTGGTGCTGCATTTTTAGGTAATAAATTTAATCCATTAAATCCAAACGCAAGAAACTACAGTCCTAATCTTAAAGGACAAATAGGTTATTTGTCTGGAAAAGAACAAATGATAGGTAGAAATCCTAATACTGGTTTAATGGTATATGGACCAGGCTCAGTATTAGCTGGTCAAAATGTTATGTCTATTGCAGGAACAAACAACTATCAAAAAGCTTTAGATAAAAAAATAGGTTACTTTGAAAACAGACTTAAAAAAGGAAAACCTATTAGTCAAAGAAATTATGAACGAGCTAAAAAAGAAAAGAAAGAATTGTTTGATTATAGAGCAGACGTAAAAGATGCAGCTAAAGTAAGATCTAGTTCAGGAACTTTTTCACCACCTAACATGAGAGATGTTGCTGGCAATGGTAATACTGGAAATACCACTAGTAGTACAGATCAAGGAATTGGCGTTGGAGACATGGCTCGAGGAGGTATTGTAAGTTTATAATGGCAAAGATAGTACAAACACTAACTAGAGCAAGTGCAGAATATGAAGAAGATGTAGCTCAATCTTTAATTAGAGATTTAGACGCTGTAATAGAAAAATTAAATACATCTTTTCAACAAGAATTAAAACAGGAGATAGAAGCTAGAAGTTTCTTTTTAGATTAATGGCAGTAGTAAACCAATATAAATTTGCAGGATTAAACGCTAACACGGATAACACAGAAAAAAATCCTTTTGGTAGTGGCAATCCTTTAGTAAGTGAAACGTATCTTATTAAATCTATTATTGTTAAATCTGCAGGAACCCCTACACCTACAGTAACAAATGATGGTATTGTCGTTATACAATCAGCAGCATTAGTAGCTAATCAAAGTAAAGAATTATTGACACAACCGTTGATAGTTGAGGGTGGAAAAACTCTTACAATTAAAGCAGGTAGCGCAGACGCTTTTAGTTTTGGCGTAAGCTACCTAAATATTAAGAAAGAGGTAACAACATAATGATTGAATTAAAACCAGATAAAATAATAACAACAATAAGCAACAAAAAAACAGGTGAAATCTATAAGGATGAAGAAGCTTTAAAAGCAGCTAATATACCTGAAGAGGACGTTAGAAGAGATGTCAAAGTTATCATGCCACCTCTTGATTTGTTCTCAAAAACAAAGTAAAGTGGCAAAACCATGGCAATAACAGATTTACAAATATCAGAAGAATTAATGACTAACGCACCTTCTATTAAATATAGAGGTAATGAAGGTCCTAAATCTCCACAAGAAATGGAACAAATGATGATGGTAGATGCTGTTCTTGACGAAGCGTATGACCAATACGTATTTGATTTATTAGAGCAACAACCAAATGCTACACCAATGAGTAAAGAAGAATTTAGAATAATGATTATTTCAGAAGGACAGATGTCTAGTTTAGAATCAATGCCTGAAGGAAGAGAAATGGCAGCGTATGGTGGTATCATGGGTATGGATGGTAGAAAACAATATGGTATTGGATCTTACTTTCAAGAATTAAAAGATAAACTTTTTGGTAATCCAGCGGCTACTGCAGCTCTATTAGCTGGTGGTGATTATCTTGTAAGAGGAGATCAATCCTTGTTATCGGGTGCTCTTAAAAAACTTCCAAAAGGAGTATCAGATTTTGTTTTTGGTAAAGACGTTGAAGAAGTATACGGTACTGATAGAGATGTTGTAAGGAGAAAAACACCAAATATTGTAAGAAGAATTTTAGATGCACCTGGAACAGGTGAGGACACTACATTAGGTCAAGATATTAGAAGTTCTATTGTTAAAAATATTTTACCGCTAGCAGGTGGTATCACGGCAGGTTTATTTACTAAAAATCAAAACACATCATCAGGTTTACCAAGTGACACTACAGCTTTAGGATTAAAAGATCTTACAAAGACTGCAAACTTATTGGATCAACAACAAGGGTTAGTAGCAGGATTAAACTTTTTACCAGATGTTGCAGCTAGAAAATTTACACCAGAAGAAATGGCTCTTCAATACTCACAAGCAGCAGCTCAAGGTGGAAGAATTGGGTATGCTGATGCAGGAAGTGTGAGGAAAGATCCTGAGGAAGTAGCAAAAACAATAGGTGGTGAATATCAGGATAGAGGAGTTGCATCTATTTGGCCTTTTAGTTTGGGTAGTGATTGGAGAGCAGAAGATGCTGGTGCAGAAATGGTAGAAGAAATGCAAGATTATAAATATGGTAAATCATTTCCTGGCGAAACAATAAGTGGAATATTTGAAAATGAAGGTTTTCAAGTAAAGCCAAAACCAGACAGACCTCCAATGTCAATGGAAGACATGATAGAAGCTTTAGAAGCTAAATGGGACGAAGAAGGTCCAAGTAGGTATTTTGAAGATATGGGTGTTTGGGATAAAAAACATATTAGAAGAAGAATTGAATTAGGATGGGAAGAAGCTAAAGGCCCAACAACTGATACAGGAATTATGAAAGCAGCTAACGGTGGTAGAATAGGGTTTGATAATGGTGGTGGATTTAGTCAAAATGATTTATTATTATTAAAAAAATTTAAATTTAATCCAAAAGAAGTTTCTGGTTATAAAGATGGTGGTGCAGAATTATTAAAATCATTAAGAACAACATACATACCTAAAGCAGAAGGTGGATTAATGGACCTTGGTGGTATGGAAAAAGATTA